GTGACAGCCGGGTGGGTCCTGGGCGTCTACGTCGCCGGGCTCATCGCCCTGGTCCCGACCTCCATGGTGATCGCCTACCTCGCCGACGACAGCGGCCCCGACCCGAGCTACGCGGCGCTGCTCGCCCTGTTCTGGCCGCTCGTCATCGCGTTCCTGTGGCTGGCCGGCGCCCTGATTCTCGTCATGGCAATCGACAAGTGGCGCTGGCGCCGTCTCCCCCATGCCGAGAAGCAGCGGCGCGTCGCCGCCTTCAACGCCCGCAAGGTGGCACGCCGATGATCCGCTACGTCGCCCTATGGCTCGCCTCGAGTGCCGCTTTCTGGCTCCTGGCGGCAGGCGTCACCAACTTCGTCGACACCAGCACCTTCGCCCGCCGTTTCCGGCCGCCGTGGGGGTGGCTGGCCGCCCTCCTGTGGCCTGTGGCCGCTGTCGTCCTCATCGGCGTCGGTGTCGCGGGCGTCGTGTCCGAGATCAAGATGCTGCGCTACCTGCGCGAGCAGGATTGCAGACGGAAGGGGCGCTCCTGATGCCACATCCCGACTGGGAACTGAACGAGGCGATCCGCCGGCGCGAGGCCGCCAGAACGCCTTCGACCACGCGGACCCGAACGACGCGGCCTACGACGACGCCCTCTGGACGCTCAAGGCGGCCGAGGTGCACCTGAACACGGTACTGGCACGGAGACGGGCGGCGTGACCTTCCCCGTCCGCGTCGAGGCCACCGAGGACGACTACGAACAGGCCCGAGTCCACGGTCACGCGCAGGTGTGCCCGACCTTCAGCGACGTCCTGGGGTCGCTCATCATCCTCGCCCCCGACGAGAACCGGTACGCGATCAGCAACGGCCAGACGTACCAGACGATCTCGTGCTGCCCTATCTGCGGCGAGGGCCTACGCAATCCCGGCACATGGCGCATCCGCCTCGCGGAGGCGGCGCGGCAGGCACAACAGAGGAGGTTCCCTGGATGTTGACGGCGATCAAGGCCGAAGGCTCCATCGACTGCATGTCGGCGGCGAAGCGCATCGCCAAGGTGGCCGCCATGCGCGGCAAGGGCGACGTCCACCCCGCGCTCCAGTCCGTGCTGGTGGAGCTGTCCGGCGACTCGGCCACGTTCACCGCGTCCGATCTGAACCAGGCCCTGCGCGTGCGGGTCGCCGCCGAGGTGGAAGTGCCGGGGCGGTTCCTCATCCCCGGTGCGCCCCTTGCCGACCTGGTGAAGCGCATCTACGGCCCCGCGACCATTCGCTGGGAGGGCAACCACGTCCGCTTCGACTGGGAGGACGGCTGGGCCAACCTGCCCATCACCGACCTCGACGGGTGGGCCGAGGTGCCCTGGTCCGACGCCCCCGGCGTCCGCCTCCCCGCCCCTGTTCTCGCCCAGGGCATTCAGCGAACGTGGTACGCCGCTGCCGACGAGGACCCGGCGAACCCCGTCATGGAGGGCGTGCAGCTCAAGGTCGACCGTCGCGGCATCACGCTGGTCGGCTCCGACAGGGGCACGATCGCCCGCGCACGGTACGTCATCGGCAGCATGCCGCACATCGGGCAGCGATCGGTCGTCGTGCCCGCCCGGGCCCTGCGAACGCTCGCCGACCTCATGCCCACCGACGACGACGCGGACGTGTACCTGTCCTCCGACGAGCGGTGCATCACCGTCACCTGGGACGACACCACCTACTGGAGCCGCGTGCTCGACGGCGAGTACCCCGATCTCCTGGACCTCCTGCCCGCCGAGTGGTTCAGCCGTCGCACAGTGGGCCGTGACGACCTGCTCGACGCCGTGGGGCGGGTGAACGTGGTCGCCTCCCAGACGGGCCGGCCGCTCACCCTCCGGTGGGATGCCGCGCTCCTGGTGGAGTGCGGCGAGGACGCCCGCGAGGCGCTGTCCACACCCGAGGAGGGCATCTACGTCGACGCCGACGTGAGCCCGGAGCGGGTGATTCAGGCGCTCAAGCACCTGCCCGAAGGAACCGCCATCAAGGTGGAGGCCATCGCCGAGAACATGCCGCTGCGGTTGTGGTTCTCCGACGACCTGTGGACGGTCGTCCTCCCGATGGTGCGCTCCTGACCCTGACCACCGACGCGCCAGCCGCGTTGGGCGGTTGGCCGTGCCCGGAGTCACCGCACGCGAAAGGAGACTCGATCATGTCTGACGAGACGCAGATGGTTCTCGAACACCTGGGTGCCCGTCTGACCAGCGCCGTCACCCTGTCCGACCTGCAGCGCATCGCCCACGACACCGCCGTGGCCAAGGGGTGGCACCCAGAGGGCGAGAACCCGGACGAACTGTTCCCCCGATGGGGGATGCTCGCCGTTACCGAGATCGCCGAGGCCGTCCAGGCGCACCGAAAGTACGAATCGCCCGAGGTGGTGGCGGACGAGCTGGCCGACGTCCTGATCCGGCTGCTCGACACTGCACAGGCCGTGGGCGTCGACCTTGAGACCGCCGTGCGGATCAAAATGCTCGTCAACCTGCATCGCGAGCAGCGGCATGGGGGGCGGCGGTACTGATGGGCGCAACCAAGTACCGCAAGAAGCCCGTCGTGATCGACGCCATGCGGTTCGACGGCACCTTCAACAGCGCGAGCGCCGTGGCGCTCTGGGTCGGCGGCCAGACGCTCGTGCAGGCCCTCACCGAGACAGACGACCCCGAGTCCCTGCTTGCCTTGAAGATCGGAACCATGGAGGGCGACATGCTCGCCCGCCCCGGCGACTGGATCATCCGGGGTGTCAAAGGCGAGTTCTATCCCTGCAAGCCGTACGTGTTCGAGGCCACCTACGAGCGCGCCGACGCCGACGACCCCGACCTCGACCAGAAGGAACTGACCATCGGCCGAACCCTCGTCGCTGCCCAGTCGCGGCTTCGTGATCTGATCGAGCAAGGCGGCGGCGACCCGATCGAGGTGGAGGCGGCAGAATTCGCCGGGCAAACAGCAGCAGAGGCGACCGCAGCCTTCTACAACGCCCACCCCGAACGGCTGGCAGGGGCGGGCCGATGAAGCTCTACATCAGCGGGCCGATGTCGGGCATGCCCGACCACGGCCGACCCGCCTTCTTCTACGCCGCGGGGAGGCTGCTCGCGGCGGGCTATCAGATCGTGAACCCGGCCGCCCTCCAGGAGCCGGTCGAGGGCAAGCCGTGGGAGGCGTACCTGCGGGTCGACCTCATGGCGATGCTTGACGGCTGCGAGGGGGTGGCTCTCCTGGACGGCCACGAGCGATCCAGGGGCGCCCGCCTCGAGCGTCACGTCGCCGAAGCGTTGAAGATGCCGGTCAAGCCTGTCGACGTGTGGGTCATCGAGGCGCTAGCCGACACGCTGGGCATCGCGGGGGTGGTCAACGGTGGATAGGACGTGCCCCCGTTGCGGCCACTTCCAGACCGACCGCGAGCTGATGGCGCTCCTGGAGGACGACTTTCATCCCTGTGATGACACGCTCATTCATCGCTGCCCCTGCGGCCTTCTCAGGGTCGAGGAACACGGCGCCGACCGGTGGTACGAAGACGTGACGGATCGCATGGTGAAGGGTCAGGTGACGCTCGGTGGCTGACCGTCGACTGACGGCCCGGGAACGGCGTGTGTTGGCCTGGTTAGTGAAACAGCCGGGGGGCGCGGGGTTCGTCGACCTGCCGGGCATCGGACTGGTCACACTTGCGAGCTTGACGGGTCGCGAGTATCTGGAGCCGGGAGATGGCTTCTTCGCGCGCATCACCGACCAGGGGCGGAAGGCGATCGGGGAATGAAACGTGATCGCCTGTACGCGGTGTGGGTCCAGAGCCTGGGACAGGCGTGGACGTTCGTCGCCCACGTCATCGCTCCCACCGCCAAGGAGGCCGAAAGCCTGATCCGTCCGACAACCGCGCTCGACCACTGGCACTATGAGGCGCGAGAGGTGAAGGCGCGCAACGGCACGGTGTTCGTACATCGAGCCGACCAGGTCCGGCTGAATATCTGGGTGCCCCGATGAACCGCGTCAGCGAGATCCGCAGGCGACTGGCCGGTACGACCTTGCGTACCTGGAGCGTCACCAAGGAATGCACCGACGCCCGATGTAACGCCTGGCACGTCGACGGGCCGGACCGGAAGGGCTGGGGCTACGCGACCCTGGAGGACGCGGCCTTCATCGCCAACGCCCCACAGGACGTCCGGTTCCTACTCGACGGGCTGGCCCAGACGACCGATGCCATGTACGCCGCCCAAGCCCACGACCGGCAGACCGCCCGGGAACTCGACCGCGCGCACGCGCGCATCGCCCACTTGGAACGGCAGATGTCCGGCGTCTGGGGTCGATCTGGCGCTTGAAAGCGAACGAGTTTCCTGACGGACGACATCGTGAGGCTGCAGCCGATGGCAAGGAGTAGTGCGCATAGTGGCGAAGTGCAGGCAAGCGAACGGATGATCGGTAAGGAGGGCGGACCGGTGGCGAGCGGGCTGCGAGCGGTGGAACTGTTCAGCGGCGCTGGCGGTCTCACCCTCGGTCTCAAGTGGGCCGGGTTTGACTGTGCCGCGGCCGTGGAGTGGGATCGCGACGCTTGCGACACGTTCGATAGGCTCATACCGGGCGTGGACGTCAAAAACGACGACATCAACCGGATCAACGCCGGTAATGCTTGGGAGGCTCTGACCGGCCGGGTCGACCTGCTGGCAGGCGGCGCGCCATGTCAGCCGTTCTCATCCGGAGGCAAGCGCCTTGCTGACAACGACAACCGCAATATGCTGCCGGCTTACTTCGGCGCAGCCATCGCGCTGAGGCCGACGATGTTCTTGCTCGAGAATGTACCCGGGCTGCAACGCGGGAGCCGAGCGTCGTACCTGGAGACTTGGCTTGACCACATGCGTGAGCAAGGGTATTCGGTGACGTCGGCCGTGCTGCACGCGCCCGATTACGGTGTGCCCCAGAAGCGCCAGCGGTTGTTCATTGTGGGTAGCCGCCTCGGCTCCTTCCGCTTCCCCATGGCCACACATGGTCCGGGACGCCGCCACCCCCATGTGCCTGCCGGCGCCGTACTCGATCCGAACACGATTCAGGGCGATCCAAACACGTCCATCGTGACCTATGCCAAGAACCCGGATCTTCGGCCTAGCCCCTACGACGGCCATCTCTTCAACGGCGGCGGGCGACCCATTGACCTGACCAAACCGTGCCCGACCATTTTGGCCGCCGCGGGCGGCAACAAGACACATTGGCTTGATCCGTTCGGCGAGGTGCCGAGATACCACGCCGAATTGTTGGCCGGTCATCCGCCCCGAACGGGCCTCCTCCCGGGCGGCCGACGACTAACCGTCACGGAGTCGGCCTTGGTGCAGACCTTTCCAGAGGGGACCAAGTTCTGCGGGTCGCGGAGCAAACAGTACACCCAAGTGGGTAACGCGGTCCCGCCCCTATTGGCCCGCGCTGTCGGTGAAGCACTCAGTGACCACCTAATCGCGTCCCTCCACGAGCCCGCTATCAGCTAGAGCGTCGACATATCGGCGGACGCGATCTATGTCCGGCTGCAGTCGCACGAGCAACTCGTACAACCGTCTGCTGGCTTCCGCGCGGTATTCCTTGGACATGAAATGGACCAGCGTCGCAGCGAATTGCTCTAGGTCGAGGACCGATACATCGATTGCGGTGCCTGTATGGGCCAGTTCTTCAACCCCGCGAACGTCGCTCGATACGATGTGGATTCGCGACAGGTCTCGCGCGGCCGCCTTGTCATCGATGTCTCGCAGTTTTGTGCGCCACTGGTTGGTCGTAACCTCGTAGGCATCCAACACGCGTTGCCTTTGCACAACTTCGACGTCGCCGGCAGTGCCCGCACTCAAGTCGCTGGCGTTGAGCGACTTGGTATTCACAAGATTGTGGTCGTCCAGATACCGATGGTAAGCATCCAGCAACGCTGCCACGATGAACTGTTCATAGGCGCCTTGGCTGGGTGTCGCCAACAGTTCGCGTATTAGGTCCATGGTGCGGGCAAACGAGAAGCGCGCCACTCCGAGGTCGGGGAGAGGAGGAACAGGGCGTGACGTGGCCGCCACGTCAGCGCACGCAAAGTCAAAGCATTGCGCCAACACATCGAGTCCTTGCGCATCGATCCAAGCCAGGAGATCGTCAAACGCCGGAACGTTGCCGCGCGCCAATTGGCGTGTGTTCTTTGCGATGTTCTGAAACGCGTCCTTCACAAACGGTATGGAGTGAGCTTTGAAAAGATCTCCAACATCTTGCGCGACGGAACGCCCTCCTTCCTGACGTAGAAGTGCCGACAGGGATGGATCTTCAAGTTTATACGCCAGGACGATGAGAACCGCGTCACGGTAACTCAGTTGAGACAGGCTCAGAACTTCCTTCACCGCTGCCAGCTGATCGGTCCCGACAATGGCCCCAAAGGCCACAGTGGCCGCCGGGAGACTATCAGGATCCGCCAAACACCGTTCGATTTTCGTGCGAATCAGTGAAAACACTCGGCTGGCCAGTGTGGGCATGGATCCGCCTCCCGCTTGGAGAGTTCGTGCAAGAGGCTTCGTCGGACGTCTAGGACAACCTGCCAAACGATGGTCGTAAGCTATCCTGAATCAGAGTGGGTCCGCGGGTGGCGGCGTGTCGCCGTGCATCGCCGCGCATAGGACTGGACCTTGCACAGCGCTGGAAGGCTGACCTATGCTGACCATAGCCGGATGGCGCACGGCAACTTTGACGGCGAGGGTGGATGAGCCATGGCGAGCGAGCCCCTTTTCCTGGAGGCGGCCCTAATCAGTTCGAGGATGATCCTGACCAACATGGGGCACGAGAAGGCGGCGCTGGAGGCAAGCGCGCGAACCCCAGACGGCGGATGGGTGCTGACCTTCCGAAGCCAGGTGTTCTTCGGCACCACGGTCATCACGATTCCGCTCGACCGCAACGGCAGGGCCGGCGAACCCACCCTTACGGACGTGCCCAACAAGCCGTGGGCCCCAACCAACGACAAAAGCCCCCAGCCACAAGGCCGGAGGCTTTTGCGTGGTCATGGTTCGCGAATGATGATCCCTACGCGGGGAGCGCGTTCGACGCGGCAGGCGCGACCTGTGACGCGCTGGCGAGGGGGTTCGTCGTAGGGATTGGGACACGGTTGGGGGCGACGGCGACCGCGTTCTCGATCTCGTTCGAGATGGCCGTGGGCACGTCGACGCCGTTCTCCTGGAGGATGGCCTGCACGCTGCTGGCGAGTTGCGCCTTGACCAGCGAGATCGCCTGCGCCTTCACAGCGGAGGCGACCTGGCCGTTCCACTGACCCGTCTGCTTGAGCTGGGCGACCACGGTCGAGTTGAGGCCCGTCACGACGGTCGCCGCGACTCGGGTCAGCTCGGCGGTGGCGAACTCCAGGGCCTGCCGAACCTTGGGGTTCTTGATCCCCTGCTCCTGCTGGCGAAGCCACGCCCCGGCCGCCCGGATGTCGAGCACGATGGATGCGGCGGCGCCGGTCCCCACCGCCAGCCACGCGGCGGCGATGATCTGGTTCTCGGTCATGGTCGCCCTCCTACTTCAGGTTGTCGGGGATGGTGAGCCGCTGGCCCACCTTGAGGTCGTCGGGGTTCACGTTCGGGTTGGCCGCGAGGATCTGGGCATCGGCCAGCATCACCTGCGCGGGGGTGACGTCCTCGCCGACCAGCGCGCGGGCGATGGTGTAGGGGTTGTCGCCCGCCTTGACCACCCAGGTCCGGTCAGGAGGGGCGGGCTCATGCCGCACCGGGGCGGGGGCCGGTGGCGGGACCGGGGTCGGATCCGGGGTTGCGAGCCAGTCCGCGTCGACCGGGCCGTCGATGCCGTCGACCTGCCGGTTCCACGAGAACTGCCACATCATCCAGGGGCTCGTCACGCCGTACAGGGGCTCGGGCTCGCCCTCGGTGATGTCGGCCACCCACATCAGCACGCCGGGCAGCTCGATCATGCGGGGGTTCCAGAAGCCGGGATCGGAGTAGAGCGCGCCGTGCTTTGCCGGCCAGTTGGCGCCCGTCATCACCGTCCTGAACCACTCGTTCGCCCATTCCTTCATGGCGGCGACCGGGAGGGTCGTCTGCTCGTAGTCGAGGGCGGGCGGCAGCTTGAACCGTTTGGCGCCCCCCACCTTGCCGATGGCACGCAGGAACATCTTGGCCGCCGACACGGCCGGAATGTCGTCGTACACGAAGGCGTAGGCGCCGACCTCGAGCCCTGCGGCGAGCGCGCCGCGCACGTTGCGAACGAGGTCGGGGTTGATCGTCTCGCCGTCCGTCGCCTGGATGTAGGCCGCCTTGACCCCCTGCGTGGCGACCTTGGCCCAGTCGATCACGCCCTGGTCGGCCGACACGTCGATCGCCAGAACCTTGTCCATCGGATGCTCCTCTCTGTGGGTCGGGCCACGACGAAGAACGCCCTCACCTAGCCCGCGGTGAGGACGCCGTTGCGGAGAAAGCCGTGGTAGCTGTCCGTGAGGATCGACCCGGCCCCGGCGCGGCAGGTGTTGCCCGCCTTGTCGACCGTCACCGTGGGCGGGTCGCCGTGGCGCACCCAGCACCGGTGGAAGCGGTCGTGCGGCAGGTCGCAGTTGCTCGCCCTGGAGTCGACGTCCCAGTGGTGGCCGTCGGGTAGGACGACGTGCAGGTGCTTGCCGTCGCAGTTGTCCCAGCACCAGCACTTGTCGTCGTGGGCCATGAAGTACATCGCGCCCGGCGTGAGGTCGGACGAGTGCACCCTCTGGCTGCCGTCGAGGTAGCCCGGACGCCACACGGATACGCGCGTCTGGGCGCTGCAGGTTGGGCAGACGGGCATCGGATCGAGGGGTGCGGGATTGTGCGAGTCGGCCTGGGCATCCGTGATGGGGAACACCTCGGGGACGCGCTTGTGGGTGTGGTCCTTGGAGCACTCGAGGCTCACGACCCAACCGGCACGCTCGACGAGGCGGCAGGGCGTCGCGGGATGGCTCAAAGGACGTAGGCCCGCGCTTCCATCAGCAAGTCGGGCCGCTTGAGGTAGGCGAACGGCAGGTAGAAGTGGCCCTGGTCGCCCCATGCGGTGCCCCATGAGTTGGGGCCGCGCACCCACTGCTCCGCGAGGTTGAATCCCGTCACCTGGAGGGCGTGGCCGCCAAGGTTGCTCTCGCCCGGCCCAGGCATCGGGATCCGCCCGGTCCGCGCCGCGTCGTCGCCCTCGAACGAGGAGTAGACGGCCACGCCGATCTGCGGGCTATACCCGGCGGCGAGCGCGTTCAGGATGTCGTCAAGGCCGTTCAGGGCGTAGCCCTGGCTGATCCGGTAGAGGCGCGCGTCGGCCACAACCTGCGGGGTGAGCCGGGTGAGGAAGTCCTGCGGCGTGTACGGGTCCTCCGCCTCCGGCGGAACCCCGTACTGGAGGAGCGCCGCCTGCGTACAGGCGAGGGTGGCGCCGCTGTCCTGGTCGGGCGTGCCCTGGATGACGCGCTCCTCCTGGTACAGGCCAGCCGGCGAGAGGACGACACGCTGGCCGGTGTACCCGGCCAGCAGCAGCTCAACGACGCCCGTACCTGAGAAGGCCGAGCATGAGCCCTCGTCCCCCTGATTGCGGACCGGACCGGCCCATCGGGACAGGTCGATCTCGCTCGAAAGCTGGCCCTGGAACCGCTCGGGCGCGTCGGCCCAGGCGAGAGCGAGCGGGTTGGGCGCCGAAGCCCTGAGCGGGTAGCGCACGGCGGCACCTCCTCAAACGAATAGCCGCCCCCGAAGGGGCGGCCGATGGAGCGGAACCTACCCGACGATCTCCCAGTCGTCGGCAAGCATATCGGTTTGGGAGGCGAGCCACGGCACCAGGCCGTTGTCGGCGGTCTTCATGGCGATGTAGGAGCGCAGCGTGCCGACGATCTCCGGCGACTCGGCCAGGGTGAACTGATCGGTGACGTACGGGTCGATGAGGAGGAGGAACATCCCCTTGCCGTTCCAGCCCCAGCGGGCGACCCGGTGACCCGCTCGCAGGGCGCGAATCGCGTCGCCGAAGTCCATCGCGTCGACGTTCGAGGATGCGCGCCTCGCGTGGTGCAAGGGGGCGGGGTCGCGTCGAACGGGAACGGACGACTCATCCATCGTCCCCCGCGTCGTGGACCCGTCGAGTTCACCGTTGCGCGATGTGTCCTTCCGATCGGGCGGGACGAAGGGGAGGGTCATCCACCCGCGTTCGTTCAGGATGGCGAGGACGCCGTAGTTGGACAGGTCGCGCCACGAGTCCTCGATCGACTCGTTGGCCGTCTGTCTGTTCGGATGGTCCCACAGCAGGTTCTTCAGCCGGGCGATCTTGTCCCAGACCCGAACGAAAACGCCCCGGTTGCCCAGGGCGGTGATGTTAGAGGGGCCGTAGTCGTTCTGCTTTCGGAGCATCAGCGCCCGGTTCTCGGCGAGCACGATGTCCAGGCCCTCGTTGAACGTCCTGGGTTCAGGCCGGTTCCCCATCGTCCCACTCCTCGTCCGTCTCATAGGTCATCGTCGCGCGCACCGAGGCGGGCATCCGCTTGATGTCCAGCTCGATCGGCCGGATCATCACCACGCCCTTCTTCGGATGGAGAGACACCAGCCACTGGGTCGGCCGGGTGGCGGCGTGCTTGTTCTGGTAGACGAACGGCGTCGTGGGTGGCAGGGAGCCGTTGCCGATGATCGCGCCGCTGTACCCGGTCGGGATGTAGAAGGGCCGGTGGAAGTGGCCGATCGACAGAAGGGTGAAGTCGCCCTCCAGGTCTCGGTAGGACGACGCCATGCGCGTCTGGCCGTAGAAGGGGATGCCCCCCCACCCACCGCCGCCGCGCATGGAGGCGCCGTGCTCGAAGTACACCCTGTGCCCCATGACCTCGGTTTCCGCAGCAGCCGTCTCGTGATTGAGCATCGAGACTCGGCCGGCGTCGATGGCGTCCTTGAGCATGAGCCGGGCGATCTCTCCCGCCAGCCAGTCGAACGAGTCGCCGGGATCAAGCTCATCCAGGCCGGCGTTGCCAGCCTTCATCGACACGCGGCCGTGGTTGCCCGGCACGCCCTCCCAGTCGACGTGCTGGAAGAACTTCAGGCAGAAGGTGATGAACTCGGCGAGTTCCATTCCCATGTCGCGCGCCTGATGCGTGACGGGGGTGGACTGCCGGTGCTGCGAGGCCCGCATGTGCGCGCCTTCCACCAGGTCGCCCAGCCCAAGGATCTTGAGGTTGACCCACGGCGTGCGGGCGTTGTGGATCTGCCAGATGCGATAGACGGCCTGCTGGAGCCGCCGCAGTTGCCACCGGGTCACGGCAGGCGTCTGATGCCACCCGCCGTTCACCCTGGCAGGCGTCTTTTGGCCCAGGTGGGTGTCGCCCAGGTGCAAGACCGCGGTCTCCTCATCCCAGGTGCCATGCACCTTGGCCTCGGGGATGCGGTCGGGCACCGGCATGGTCAGAATGTCGTCCCTGATGCTCGCCAGGATCTCCTGCTGGAAGTTGCGCAGGTTGGTGAGCCGCTTCAACTCCCGGACGATCGCGCGGACCCGGGCGCTCTCACGCTGCGCCTCCATGTGTTCGTCCGCGGTCGTCGGTTTTACCACGACCGGGGCTGGGACAGGGGCCTGCTCCTGCCGCCGCCGGGCATACACCCGCCTCGACACGGCATGCTGGAGGGCGGTCTTGCGCTTGCGCCAGGTCGGGTCGCCCATCTGCCGGGCGATGTCGTGCCAGCGCATCCGCTCCTGTTCGTGGAGCCTCACGGCCTCGGCGAGCTGTTCGTCGGTCCACCGCTCGGGGAACGCGGACGCGGGCCTCAAGGGCCACCCGTCCCGGTCGGAGCATCCACGCTCGATCCCTCCAGGTCATGCAGCTCAGCGATGTCGTCCACCTCGGCTCCGTGGGCCTCGGCGATGTCCTCGACCACCGGTTCGAGACGCTCAAGAATCGCCAGCACCGCGCGCATGGTCGTGAGTTGGTTGGCGAGAAGTCGCCTCTGTAGTTCCGCGGTTCGCGCCGCCTCGGAAGCCGCCACATTCGAGGCGTAGGCCAGGGCCGGTTGGGTGATCGCGCTGTACACCGTGAGGATGTAGAGCAGCACGAAGCCGTGAGGGTCAAGAACCGGCCGTGCGGCCTCGACCGCGACCCAGACCAATACGGCGACGGTCGTCTGCCACACCGCGCCAGAGGACGAGAACCAGACCGAGAACCGTCCGATCAGTCGATCGAGCATGGGCTACAGGCCGAACAGGTGCAGTGCCGCTGACGCCGCGAAGGCGCCGGCTGAGCCGAGCACCGCGGCTGCCACGACGAAGAGCCACTGGCGCGCGTTCTGCGCGTCGCGGTCCTGCCGCGTCTGTAGGTAGCCGTCCTGTTGGGCTAGATGCTCGTCCTGCCGGTCCATCCGGGCGTTCAGGGGCTGCACCACGTTGGCTTGGATGAATGCCTGGAGGGCGGCCGTGCTGGCGTCGATCGCCCGGTGCATGTCCTCCTTGATGGCGCCCATCTCGGCGCGCAGATCGCGCACATCTCCCTCCACGACGCCCACACGTCGGAGCGCCTCGGTGGCCTTATAGGTCAGGAGCTCCGGCGGATCCACGTCGGCCATGGTCGGTCAGCCTCCTACGGTCCAGGGTCGGGTTCCGACGATTGCGGCGCAGTTTCCCGAGTCCTCGAATCCGGGCAAGCACGAGGTGAGAATGGCGCCAGCCGCGGCCCCCCAAACAGCGACGAGGCCACTGCAGGTGCTTTACCTGAGCGGTCTCGTCCTTGTAGGGTCCTTATACTGATCGAACTGGGCGTCGAACCTGTTCACACTCAGGGACGGTCGAGCACACCAATGACGCGGTCAGACGCGTATAGTTCGACGCAGAAGCAAGTCAAGGAGGTAGCGAACGATGAGGGCGTTTGAGACGTTTTTGGACGCCGAGGTGCGCAAACTCCTCCTGCGTGCCATTCCCGACGCGTCGCCGGTGGACGAGTTTGGGTTGTTTGACCCCCATCCGATCGAAACCTACGTCGACAAGCACGGAATGAACGCCCTTGTACAAGAGATTGAGGTCGACCTGGGCGATGCGAGGAACGCGGTCCGCAAGGAGCTCGACGGCCAGGATCCATGGAGCGTCGCTGAGACGATCGCCAGGAAACTACACGCACCCCTGTCGCCGACGAACAAGGCTCCGCTCCTGGTGACCGACGCCATTCTCGCCGCGTGCGGCTTGACTGACTTGGTGGGAAATCGTGGCGCCGGATGGGTCGAACGCCCCGCTCGTTGAGGACGCGACCCAGGGAACAGCCTGAAGGTTAGTCGCACGTAGCTCGCGCCGGTGCGCGGTCGTCTGGGCTTAGTCGCGTTGCCCCTCGGCACGGGCCGGCCCTGTACGCCAGTCCATCGAGCGCCGTTACGACGGCGCGTTGCGGAGGTAGACGTGCGGCCGAACGTACCTGTTCGGCGGCGTGGACGTGGACGACCAGCCGGTGATCTGCTGCCAGCCGGGCGACAGCAGGCTCGGGCTCGACTCCCAGACGGTGGTCGCCTGCTGGATGGTGGGGTCGACCGTGGGCACCGCCGCGTAGGTCACCTCGGGGATCGGCGGGATGGTTGAGAAGGTGGACACGTTGGTGATCGCGCCAGAGCTATTGTCGACGGTGAGCGAGACGACACCCTGATCGGTTGTGGCCTGGTATTCCGCCGTGCCCACCTGTTCGAGGGGTTGGACGAGCGTGCTGCCGATGATGGGCTGCTCGGGCGGGTCGCGGGGCCACGCGAGCATGTTGGTGGTGGTCGGCGACTGGTACACCCAGGCGGTGATGCCGCAGCACATCGCCAGGATGTAGCCGTTCACCTGATCGGTCGTCTCGCTCAGGGGTGTCGTGGAGAAGGCGTAGCACAGGGCCACCGTCTTCACGCCGATCGCCTGAGCGAGCGCGACGCCGCCGACGTACTTCGCCACAAGGTTTTCCCAGCCGACAACCGCGGCCTCATACTGGTCCGCGTCCGTCGTATAGAAACTCTCGAACAGGTAGTAGTCGGACGGCCCCGCCACCGGGCGCGTGCCCGTGGGATTGTACGTGGCGTCGACCGTCGAGCCAAGCGTGTCTGGCGGGTTCCAGCCGTTCATCATGGCCGACAGGCCGAGCGAGTGCGCGTAGGCCACGACCGTGTTCTGGGTCGCCCTCGTCACCGCGTAGTCGTACCCGAAGCCGTCGAACATGCACCCCGCGTATCCGGCCTGGGCGCACGCCAGCGTGATCGCGTTGATCTCCGCGATGGTCGGCTGCGGGCTCACGCCCACGTTGTTGTAGCCGTACACCCGCACGCCCGCCGCGATGAGGCCCTGGAGGAGCTGCTGCCCCCGGGCGGACAGGTTTCCTGCGGGATCCATCACCACCATGTCGTACTGGGACAGGACAGCGATGGCGTGTTCCACGCTGTCCATTTGGTCGACGTCCTCGGGCGTGCCGTAGAAGAACGCGATGCGCTCCATGCCGATCGAGCCGCTGGTGATCGCGGTGTCGGCCTCGGCGAACACGTCGAAGGGCGCGCCGATCCACTCCGCGTACTCGGCGGTGCTGGCGCCGGATGCGGTGGTGCTGAACACCTCCGCGTCGGACACCGTGACCTGGCCCACCCCGTACCGGGCGAAGATGTAGGCGTAGATCCAGGTGATCGGACCAGCCGCCGCCGTGTTCGAGGTGGGCATCGCCGTGGAAGTGTCCGTGGGCAGCGAGGTGATCGTGACCGTCAGGGTCTGGCCGCTGACGGTGGCCGTCACCCCGGCCGAGTTGGCGCCGACGTAGGTGACGGTGCCGTTCAGCGACACCTTGGCATACTGCGCCTCGCCGCCCGAGGCGGTGCCCATGCCCACCAGGATGCCGGTACACCCCACCGCGTAGGGCAGGTCATAGGTGAACTGGACGGCCTGCGCGCCGGCCGAGGTCACTGTGATGGACGCCTCGGAGGTGCCGGGCGTCGTCGTGCCCTGGTTGTTCACCTCGGCAACGTTGAGGTAGTAGGTCGTCGCGGCAAGGCTCGAGGCTTCGGCCACGAGGCTCGGAGCTAGTGCGGAGGAAGGGTCGGTCAGGGCTACCGGGTTGGCCGTGACGCTGTACTGGGTGGCCGGGGAAGTGCCGCCCGAGAAGGGCAGCGACACGTCGGCGAGGATGTTCCCGCCACCCAGTCCGCCCGAGTCGGTGGCGATGAGGTTGATCCCGAAGCCGCCGCCGCTGTTGTCGACGTTCTCCCCGGCCATGACGACGCGGAACGTCACCGGGGCGGGACCGCTCTGGTCGATGTCGGTCGTCAGGCTCAGGAAGTCGTTGTTGGACGAGGTGTTGTTCACCGTCGCGCTGTCGCCGCTCGCCACCCAGGGGTCCCCGGTCACCTGCCAGTAGGTGCTGTCGCCGGGGAAGCTGTCGACGACCGGCTCGGGCGCGAAGGTGATCTGGTTCGACCCGTTCAGGGTGCTGCGGATGTAGGTCGACCCGGTCAGTTCAGGGGTAATGTCGACCGCCAAGCGCGCACCTCCCTACCAGATGATCGTGATGCTACCGGGCGCGCCGTCGCCGCCCGGCTGACCACCCGCCTCGGAACCGCCTCCACCCCCGCTGGGAGCCGACGCGGCAGCGGGTGTGCCTGCTCCGAACGAGCCGTTCCCTCCTGCGGGAAGGGTGCCGCTCGCTGGACCGCCGTTGAACCCGTTGGCGTCGCCCCCGGGGCCAGCCCCACCACCGCCCTGTTCGTCCTGACCGGGATAACCCTGGGTTTGGGCCGCGAACACGCCTGCGCCGATACCGTTGACTCCCGCTCCTCCCGGCACGGTGCCGCTACTCGACCCGCCGAGTCCCCCAAGGCCGCCGCCCGCGTAGGTGTTTGCGGCGGCGTTCAGCCAGGTGTTCTCGCCGTTCGCGCCGTCGTTGCCGTTGCCACTGACCACCCCTGCGCCACCTACGCCACCCGCTCCGACGTGGCCGGTGATGGCGACACCGGGGGTGCACTCGATCCACTGGGCGACGAGGCCGCCGCCGCCACCGCCGCCTGCCTGCACGCCGTCCCCGAAACTGCCGCCCCCTCCACCACCAGCTCGGAGCACAGCGAGCGCACGGGTAACGCCCTCGCCCGGCGTCCACGAGATGTCGCCGGGCGTGTCGAAGACCACGCTTCCCCCGGTTGGAGAGAGGGCGGCGACACTCGAGACGTACCCCGGCCCGGCGCTGTCGCCCGGTTCGAGGGTCACGTCGCCAAGGAGCGGCATCGTTCCGGTAGCACCCATTCCCGCGAGCCCGCTGCTGAACGTCACGCCATCCTCCACCTCGGCCGCCGTCGCGTTGCCCGGAACGGCGATGCCTCCGACCGACATGCCCTGTCCCCCTTACAGCGGGATGATCGCGCCCGAGGGAACCGGGCTCGTCAGGTTCGACTGGACCTGGATCGTGACGGTCTCGTCCGCGTAGCACGGCACGACCGCAACGAGGAGCGACCACGGCCCCGCCGCCTGCTGCTGCAGGGGAAGCATGGGCACGGTCTCCGGGCCGCCGCCGTCCGTGGTGAGCACCTGTGCCCCGATCTCGGCGGACGCGGGCAGGCGCATGTAGACGAGGCACAGGAACAGGCCGTTCTGGGTGGCCGTGAGGGTGCAGAGGTCCTCCCAGGTGTTCTCGGCGCCGATGGACGCCTCGAACGCCTGATTCCCACGGACGAGGGCCGTCTGGACGCCGCTCGCGCCGAACGTCGCCTTGAGGAGACCGGCCGCCGCCGTGGTGGCGTCGGGCACGTTGCCCAGCTGGTCGACGGGCACCTGCGCGGACCCGTCCAGCGTGGCGACGCCGTTCGCCACCCCGGCCGCGCTGGAGTCGATCGCGCCCACCTGCGCGGCGGTGTAGTCGCCGCTAGCGGGAGACACGGCGCCGTTGCGGCCCCCGAACGAGGTCACGCCCTGGTGGGTGTGGTCCGCTCGGGCAGCGGTCGTGCTGGTGCCGGTCATGTTCGTCTGCCCGATCGAGGGAGGCGGCGAGGTCGCAAGCGGAATCGACACGTCCGCGAGCTGGGTCGTGACCCAACTCTGACTCGCCTGGGCCTCCCACACCCCGGCGACGGCGATGTACTCGGTCAGGACGCCGCTCGCGTACACCAGGACGCGCGTTCCGTCGCTGCCCACCGGTGCCGGGAGCGCCGAGTAGACGCCCTGCATCGGGGAGGCGACCGGTCGAACGTCCGTGAGCGTGCCGGGCACCGTGGCGTTGGCCGGAACCTCCACCTGCCACAGGGCGATGTACCCGGTGTCGACCGATGGCGCCGAAGGCGAGGAGGCAGGCGTTCCGGTCTTCACGATGATCTCGGGGGTGTACGGGTCCGTGCCGGTGTCGATGCCCGCCTCCACCAAGTCGATTCGGGGGTTCGTGGCATCGGCCGCGGCGAGAGTCAACGCGAGCGCGGCCGAGTTGTTCAGCCGGTATCCCCCGGGCAGCCAGCAGTTGCCCCCTACCGCGTCCTCGGCCGACCCCGACACCGTGACCTCCAGGGAACTGCCGCTCGCGGTGAGGGTCAGGTCGTCAGCCGTGACCACGCCGGGGGTGATGAAGTCCGCCTCGCGCACCATGACATCGGTGGGCTCGTAGCTGTCCTGCGCGATGTAGGTCGTCGTGATCGCCACTCGGTTACCCCCTTAGTTGGACACGGTCGTGCTGCCGCCGCTGTCCCACCACAGAACGACGGTCGTGGTCACCCGCTTCACCACGGTCACGGCGGCCACCACATCGCTTTGCTGGTAGGCCACTCCGTTCGGGTTCTGCACCCAGACGTCGATGGTCAGGAGATCGCTCGACGTGTCGGCGCCGAACGTGATCGGGAACGCCATAGGGAAGCTGATGCCGGTGTTCACCCCGCGCTCGAAGATGCGCGGCGCGACCCCGGTGAACGGCATGACGGCCGCAGCCAGGGCGGCCACGGTCGGCCCCTGCGAGAACAGGGGCACCGTCGCGAGCAGGCGCGTCTTGTACGTCGCGTCGGTCTCCCCCGGCCTGCGGGGCACGCTCCAGTCCGCTCCATGAAGATCGAGGGCGGCCCCGGTGGCGAGCGTCACGCTGAACTGGTCAGCGAGCCCCAACGCCTCGGGGTCCACCCTGTCGAGCTGCGCGGCCATCCCCGCCAGGAGCGCGGCGACGTTCGGCGCGTTCGTGTTCAGGCCAGGGGTCATGAGCGAGGCAAGCTGCTCCAGGTTGTCGCTCATGCGATGGCCACCGTGATCGCCACGGCCGGGTACGCGATCTGCGGCACCTCACTCGCGCTGATCGCAAGCGCCGACCCCGACCCGTTGATCTGGACGTTCCCGATGTCGACCACCCCGGCCACGGCCTTCGCGGTGGTCACGATGTCCGAGGGGTACAGGTTCCCGCTCGTGGCCGGTGCGCCAATGCCCATCGCGTTCACATAGGCCGCGACGGCGGTTTGGATCGCGCTCGTGGCGGCGGCCGAATCAACGCCTGTCGCCAGGGTCGCGGTGAGCGAGATCGTCGGTCCGAGGAAGGTCGGCTGGAGGGCCGTGGGCGAGTCGGTCATGGGCTTCACGCCGTTCAGGAGCGTCTGGACCTGGGTCAGCGTCGAGGAGGAGACCTTGGCGTTGCCCGGGCCGACGCAGTAAACGCCCACACCGTTGAGCTGGCCGTTGTACCCGCCCACCACGGCCGCCGAGGACACCCCATCGATGGATGTGGCCTGCGCGATGTACCAAGCGGCGGTGCCGACCGACTCGCCCTGGAGCGCGTTCAGAACGCGGGTGCGAAGGGCGCTGTCACTCTCCTGGTCGATGCCGTTCGTGATGTTCGCGGTGAGCGTCACCCCGTCGATGCCGGGGATGGCCGACCCAAGGACGAGCTGTGTCCCGGCCGTCAGGTTGCCGATGGATCCTGCGGTGAGGCAGACCGCCCCCGCCGGTACGCTCGCCTGCCCGGTCGCCAGCGTGACGGCCGCGGTCGTGGTGAACTCCACCTGCGGCACGATCACACCGGGGGGCGTCAGGATACTCGAGCCGGCCGGGATGACGATGTTCTGGGTGGCCGCCTGGTTCTTGTTGAACGAGAAGGACGTCGAGGACGCGGCGACAGCGGGCTTTCTCTGGATGCCGTAGTCGGCCGCCTTCGCGTCGAGGTACGCCCCGGTCGCGGTCGTGACGTAGGCCGCCTGCTGCGCGGTGTAGATCTGCTGGCCGAGCATGTCGGCCACCTGGGCGTGGGCGCTCGTCAGGAGGTCGCCGACCGATCCCTCCTCGAACGTGGGGGCCATCGCGCCCGAGGGCGTTTGCTGCTGGATCGTCTGCTGCTCGGTCTGCTGGAAGCTAGAAAACTGGCTCTGGTACGGGCCGCTCAGGACCGCGCTCAAGTAATCACCGCCCCCGCCGTGACGATCTGCCCGGACGCCGTAGCCACAACCAGCGACACGTCGATGGCGTCAGGCTGGGCGGTGTCCTGCTTGACCGTGCAGGACACCACCTGCGACACCCTGGGATCGGACATCGCAGCGCCCGACGCCTGGCTCACCTCTTGAGCCACGATCTGGGCGTTCTGGTTCTCGTCGGCGAACTGGCCGAGGTTCGCCCCGTAGGCCGGATCCCACACGTACTGGCCCTGGTTGGTCGCAAGCAGAAGGCCGAGCGCCTGAGAAAGGTTTGCGGACCCAGACAGCATCGAGTAGTCGCCGTTCCCGCCGATGGCGAGATCGCCGTCGACCACGGAGAGGTCCTGACCAAGCCCGTCGACGGTGGGGGTCGTCAACCGAATACCTCCTCCGCGCCCTCGGTGATCGTGCCGGTGTAGACCGCGCCGTTCGGCCCGTTGACCTGGACGGCATCGCCCCTGCGAGCGATCGGGGCGGTCCCCCCGTTGAGCGAGACCGACTGGCCCGAAAGCTTGACGCTCGCCCCGCCCGCGCTTTGGATGAGAATGTCACCGGGGTCGAGGGGAGGAGGGGTGTCCACCGTGTTGAACGTGAAGCCCACGATCTTGCCGACCGTGGGATCGCCGGCCAGGAACAGGACGGTGCATTGGGCACCCTCCGGCGGCATCGCCACGATGCCGTACCCCGGCCCGGCGTGCGGAACAGCGATGGGGAGCCAGCCGCTTTCCACGCCATCGGGCATGAGCATCACCTTGGCGAGCCACTTGGTGGCGTCGACGCTGGTGATCTCGCCCTCGCAGGCGATGTACAGACTCTCGATGCGCTGGTCGATGTACGTCCGCAGGGCCTCGAGTGGGTCGGTGCCCACGAACCGCGGCGTCCGCTTCACCCGGCGCACCTCCCGGCAAAAGGCGGTGGAGTCATGTGCCTGATCGTCCTTTTGCCCATCGCGCTACTCCTCATCATCGCGTGCGTGGTGTGGCTGGGGGTGTTCAGCATCGCCCTCGGCATTTGGGGAATCCTCGCCACCGTGTTCCTCGGCGCCTGGGCGGTGACGCGTTACGGAACATGGGCCGGCAAGCGCGTGTACTGGCCGACCCTGTTCTTTTGGTGCGGCATCGGTGCCGTCACCATGGCCGTGTTGAACCTCCAAAGGCCCTAGAGGTAGCCCTTGTAATCGGTGTTTGGCGCCGCTTGCGTGCCGGTAAACACGTTCGGAATGTTGTTGACGTTGCCGTAGTCCTTCTGGATGTTCCGAATGGACGCGGCGGCGTTGTCCACCGGGTTGTAGATGTTCGTGTGGCCCGGTAGCGCGTAGGCCGTGAACGTGCTAGGCACCATCTGGAACAGTCCCTCGGCGTGTTCGTAGCCCGCCGTGCCCACCAGAATGGGCGTCGCGTCCTCGGCCGTCGGACTGCCGGTGGGGTTCTCGTGCCAGATCAGCCAGAGCATCCCGGGCACCCACTCGTTGGGCGTCACCCCGGCGAGCGCGCATGCCTGGAGGAGCCAGTTGCTCACCGTGTTTGCCACACCCGAGTCGAGCCACGGCGGATACGCCGGGGCCTGCACGTTGGCGAGCGGCGACTGAACCGGCTGGATCGGGTAGGTCGACATGGCGTTGCCAGTGGCCGTTGGCGAGCCCGATGTCGTCGACGGGAACGGCGTGCCCAGGGGCGCCGAGACCTGCGTCTGGTTGATCAGGAGCTGCGAGGTCAGGTAGATCTTCGCCGAGTAGCCGTCGCTGTTCATGGCGCCGCCCATCGAGCCCATCTGCAACTGCGGCGTCTGGAACGTCTTGGTGAGCTGCTGGACGTAGTAGTCGAGGTCGAGGCCCGGCCCCAGGCCGTACACCTGGACCCGCCCGTCGACCGTCTGCCGGGGGTCGCCCACCACGTCGATGTAGCCCTGCACCTGGGCGCGGGTGAGTTCCGCGAGGACGGCCTGCGCCCGCTTGGCGGCCTGGTCGCGGGTGAGGCCGGGGATGACCAGGGTCTCCGTGTAGGTGCCGGGGACGTAGTTGCCCGCCCGTGGCGCCTTGGACGACGCAACCTCCGAGACCGACGTCTTGTAGAGGGCGTCGTAGCTCTTGACCGTCACGGTGATGTCCTTGGCCCCGGTCGGGCTCCTGCCGATCGAGTGGTCCTGAATGTTCCCGCCCGAGCCCCATTCGTACATGAGGTTCGTGGCGCCCAGGGCCGCGGCGATGGACCCATAGGGGCCGAAGTAGAGGGTCGAGCCCTCCACTCGCCACACGAAGTTCTCGTAGCTGGCGAGCCAGGTGAGCAGGTCGAGGTAGGTCGTGTTCGACAGGTAGCTCTTGTTCTGGTCGCCGAAGTACGTCCCGATCGGCGTGGTCGTCGTGACGACGGCCGCCTGCAGCCCGAACAGCGAGGCAACCCAGGAGGCCACCCAACTCGCCGTGCGGTTCAGCAGCGAAACCGCGGTCATCTCCTCGTCGGCCATGAGGCCGGCGAGGTTTCGTCCCGTGATGTCCACCCGGTTGCCCTGCTCGTCGCCCATCCACTGGATGTCGTCGGCGAGGCCCAGGAACTCGAGCGTCAGGTCCGAGATCGAAAAGCGCCTGGGGTTGGGCGGGAACCCCGACCAGATCGCGACGTACACCTTCGGCGCTTCCACCAGCGGAGACGGCGCACCGTAGGCGTTCGACAGCGCGCCCTCGCCGCTCGCCCCGTAAAAGAACGGCGCCTTCACCTCGAAGGTGTCGGCGCTGCCGTTCGTGTTCTTGGTGTACGTCCAGTACCCCGGTTTGATCGGCGTCCACGGCCCGTCCGGCGACGTACCCACGGACACGACCGTTCGGGGCACCTGATACCGGGGCAGCGGGGCCGGGTACGGCACCTTCTGCACCCGACGCACCCCCTGGAATCAGATGATCTCGACGTGTCCACCATCGCAGCACGATGGGAGTTATCGCGCGAGCGCGCCCGACGCGACCTTGCCCCCTTGCACCACGCGACACGCGACGTTTCGGGGCGTCGTCACTGAGGGATCAGCAGGGTCTGACCGGGCGTCAGGGTCTTCGACTTGAGGCTGTTGAGCTGCGAGATCGCCGTCCAGGTCGTGCCGTACCTCGCGGCGATCTTCGGGAGCGTGTCGCCGGCCTTCACGGTGTAGGTCGTCGCGACCTGGGTGCTCACCGCTCCAGGCGCCGAGTCCATCCCGGCCAGGAGCGCCGCCGTGGAGCCCCGGTAGGAGCCCGGGGCGTCCACCGGCTGCAACTTGATGTCGTAGTCCACCTCCGACTCGTTACGCACGGAGAGTTGCACGCTCGTCACCAGCACCATGCGGCTGATGCCGCCGGGCATGATGAACGGCACCGGGTTGCCCAGGACCCTCAGCCGGTCGACGGCAAGCGCCCGGTCGAGCGCCCCCGTCCAACGGAACGTGCCCTTGAACTGCGTGGGCAGGTCGTACGGCCCGAGATTCTGGGCGTTGAACCCCCCACCGGGGTACTGGCGCACCGCCACCAGCAACTCGCCGTCGAAATCCACCTGGGGAGTGACGTCCCCCAGGGTGAACGACACCCCACCCAGCACCAGACCGGACGGGGAAGACGACAGCGACATGCCGCACCCCCTGACCACATGGAGTGAATCGAACTCGACGAGTCCACGAACCGGGGGACGGGTGATTCATCGCGTGCGTCGTTTCAACGCGGCCTTGCCCCCTTGCACCACGCGAGGCGCGACGTTTACGCCTTGCCGGGGAGTGCGCGTGTGGGTCGTGCGCGCAGGTCCAGACGGAGGATCTGGCCGAGCTTTTCGCGCAGCGGACCCTCAAGGGCGGCGAGCACCGCGTCGGCGGTCTGCTTGGCGTTCGTCGCCCCGTTGATCTGAATAGCGCCCGAGGCGATGACGAGCTGGACGCCGCCGGCGGATCCACCACCCGCGAGGCCGCCGTGCGATCCGGTCGCGGCCCCGCCGAGTAGCGCGCTCGCCGCCGACGCCCCTGCCGCCTCGAGCGAACCGAGGTCGGCAAGGAGCCCCTGGGCGAGGGTCGGGGCGAACGCCGTCCACCAGGTGTTCAGGCTGGACAGCGGGCCGGCCTGCGCGGGCGAGTGCAGCCGCAGGTAGGCCGCCGTGGTGTCGCCCACGCTGGTCAGAGCGTCGTGGAGCTGGCCCTGCGGGGCGTTCTTGATCCCCTGGGCGTAGGCGTTGACCATCTGCGAGCCGTAGTCGCGGGCGTTCTTGAGGCCCTTCGCCTGTCCCGAACCGAACAGGGTGCCGAAGAAGCCGCCGATGTCCTTGAGGATGCCGCCCACCCATCGGAGCGCGTCACCCAGGGCACGCACGATGAAGGCCCAGTTCTTCCAGATCAGGTAGGCCGCGGCCACAGCGACAGCGATGGCGGCGATGATGACGAGAACCGGCCCCATCGCCACGTCCAGCCCGAGGAAGCTGGCGATCGCCGTGGCGTTGCCCATGACCACCTCGCCCGCCCACTCCACGAACGCGGCCCCCGCCTTGGTAAGCTCCGCGCCGTACAACTCGATGGCTGCCCCGGCGTCCCCGGCGACGGTCGTGACGCCCTTCCAGGCAAGCCCGATCTGCTTGAGGCCGATGCCGAAGGCGCCCATCGGGCCGACAAAGGTGGTGAGCATGCCGACGAGGCCGACGAACATGAGGAACGGCCCGACGATGAGCGCCAGCGCCGTGCCCACCATCATGAAGTCGCCAGCGATCCGGTCGAACGTGGGGTGCGCCTGCACAAACAGCAGGATGCGCCCCAGCACGACGTTCAGCGAGTGCAGGAAGCCTGTCACGCCACCGAGCGCACCGTTTCGGGCGAAGGCCACCTCGATGTCCTGGAGCGTCGAAGTGAACTGCGTCATCTGGCCCTGGAAGGTCAGGTTCAGGTCGCGCTGGCTCTTGGCGATCGAGGCGGTGTGCTGGATCTGCGAGAGGGTCATGTTGTACAGCGCGTCGGCGTTCTTACCCGAGAGGAGCTGCGCGACGAGGCCGCCCTGCTGACCGAACAGGGCGTTCAGGATCGGCAGCATCATGTTGGCGTTGTGCTGTTCCTTGTCCGCGAACGCCTGGAGGAGCGAGATCGTCTTGGCCCAGCCGACGAACTTGCCTCCGGCGCTCATGAACGGGCTGTGGTTGCCGTTCACCGGGATGCCCAGGGCGGTGTCGAACATGGCGAAGGCTGCCCGGCTCGTCTCGCCGCCCTGCGCTCCCTGGACGAGGCGCTGGAGGAAGTCGCGTAAGTCCGTGCCGCCTCGGCCACGGCCGATGCCCATGCGGTTGACGAAGGCGATGCTCGACAGCGTCTGGGTGCTGTTCAGGCCGAGCATCTTGGCCGTGCCCGCGACGTACTTCCACTCGGTCGACACCTGGCTGATGTCCTCGTTCGAGTGGAGCAGCATCGCGTTCAGCTCCTCCAGGAACGGCGAGAGCTGCTTCGAGGAGTAGAGTTGGAACGAGTGCGCCATGCCGGTCGCCATCGACACCGAGGTGCTCGGGCTCTCGCCCTTGAGGTACGCCTGTATGTCCGCGAACCGCGTGTACAGCGGCAGGAGCTGGCGCAGGTCGGTGTAGTTGGGGATACCCGCCCGGGCCATCGACGCCGCGATGCCCGCCACCTGGGTCGCGGTGAACTGCGTCGGGATGCCGACGCGCTGCACCTCGTTCGTCAGGGCGTTCGTCTGGGCGGTGGTGAGCTTCATGGTGTAGTCCGCGAAAGTCCGGGCGCGGGTTGGGGGGCGCGAACTGGTCATTGGCTGAGGGGGAGAAGTCGACAGGGATGCCCGGCGCCGGTAGCGGCGTCGTTTTGATGGATGGGTTGTGGTGAGCGGCGGCCAACCGCGCGGTGCGGGCAGGATCCCTCCTCTCACCCTGGAGGGTCAGGCGGCGGGCAGTGCGGTCGTTTCCCTCGCCTGCCAGCGGATGAAGGCACGGGCGTAGCCGATGAGCGCCTCGAGGAACAGGTCGAAGAAGCGCCGGCCACGGCTCTGGACGCGTGACCCGTGCTCGATGCCACCGTCGGCCATCGCAGGCTTGTTGACAGCGCGCTC